CATGATACCATTGCATCAAACTGATTTTGTGAAAGGGAAGCAGTTACATTGTCGTTGATGTAATTTTCATACTCATGTAATTCTTCAACTAACATTTCTTCAGCGGATTCTTTGCTGATTGTCATTCCCTTCTCTACACCTTTTGTGTGGCCGTAGCCGATTGTCCAAACGCCTGCTGAACACTGGTAAGCTGTTAATTCACAGCCTTCAAATTTTTTAATAAGGGATATGCCCTCTTGTGATGTTTTCAATTTTCTTCTCCTTAAAGAAATGAGTGCCTCTTTACGAGGAGGCACCCAAGTTGTTAGACATTTTGCTAGTGTAGCAGAATATAAGTGTTTAATATTACACTGGCCGCAAATGATAGTAATACTATCTGACCAAATGTTTCTAGAAAACTGGTTAAACTCCCCATATCTAGCTTCTGTCTCTCCGTTCTTACAAATTTCTTAATTTGTTCCATTTTTACTCCAAGATTGCCTCTTGAAATTTGGAGCGAACTACGCAATATCTAAAATTTGTCTCTTAGAATTTGGCGTTCTTGACAGAGAGATTGTTAATAAACCATTTGATTTGCTAACAGAGTCTACTTGTAGTTCAGAATTTAGAATAAACCTTCGTTCAAAAGACTTTAAACTAAGTCCCTGATGGACAAATCTTTCGCCATCATTCAACTTGCGTTCCTTTTTTCCCTTAACATGAAGCTCTTCGCCATCAGCGATAACTTCAAGTTCTTCTTTACTCCAACCTGGCAAAGCGATTTCAATACGATAATCCCCTTCACTTTCGATAATGTTATATCTAGGATATGCACTTTCCGTATAATGCGGCATAGTAGGCACATCTAGTCCAAGCCAAAATTTACTTAAATCAATACTCATTTTATTCTCCAATATTCCTTTCGGTAATAATTGTCTACCCTTGCGGTGTAGACGCGCTAAACGAGAATGAACCTATTTCATTCTCTATAGTATATTATACCAAAAATAATACCACAAGTCAAGAACTATTTTTTGTTAGTCCTCGAAATCAATGTGTCCATTGCTTTTCATATAGTCAAGCGTGGTAGAGATTCCCTCTTTCTTTCCGCTGTAGTAACTACTTGCAACTGCAATTGCGAGTACTATCAGATATGCTATGTCTTGTTCTGCCATATATAGTGTCTCCTATTATTAATACATATATTATATCAAAAATATCACCATGTGTCAAGACATATTTACAACAATGTTAAATTTAATTCTTGACACGTGCTTACGAATATGTTATAATATGCGTATGATAAAAATTTATGATAATTTTATGACGCAGGACGAGTTGAGTACTCTCTACTCTTTGGCGGTTACAGGAAACTATAGTATAGGGTGGGATGATACTAGCACTATTGAAAATAGGCAGTACCCTTGTCTTTACATGGAATTTCCTAAAATAGAGTGGGCAGAGCTTCAACAATACTTTGATAATTGCCCTGAATTGGCTGGTCTAGAAGTTCAGAAAGGCGTAGTTAATCTTACTACTCCCTCCTCTATCAACTTTCGTCATACGCATGGGAAGGATTCTCGTGTGTTTTTATACTATCTCAACCCCGAATGGAGAGAAGAATGGTATGGCGAAACTATCTTTTATGGCGATAAAGGCGAAGATAATAGAGTAATTTCCTATGAACCAAATAGGGCTGTTATCTTTGATGGTCATCACCCACATTCCATAAGACCTGCTTCTCACATAGCTCCAAGTTATAGATTTACTCTATCAATTTTCTTCGAACTACAAGACAAAAATAGTTCTTGACATTTGATATTCGTTTTGATATAATATAAATATGAACTATAAAAGAGGACACTGGGCTGAAAGCGAACGTAAATATCTTAAAGATAATTATAATCGTATGCCCATAGAAGATATCATAGCGAAGTTAAAAAGAAGTCCGAGTTCAGTAACTTCGCAAGTACACTACCTTCGTAAACGAGGGTGGACATTTAATAGGATTAGAGATAATGAGTAATGTAATAGAATTTCCGAGAAAAACAGATTCGGAAGCACAAGTAGTAGAACTGATGAACATACTGGTATATAAGTGCAGTGAGCTGGGAATCAATATTAGCGATCCCGACTTTGTGTATGACATGGCCTGGGTACAACGATTCGTTCAAGCAACTTGCGACAATCAAAATAATATTGCGAATGACCTGTATCGTTTAACCCGAGCAAAGGGAATATGTCAAGAGTAGATTACCAAACACATCTACTTATTGTAGCCATGGAAGAAGCTGGAGAATTTATTCAGGCTTGTTCTAAAATATACAGACACAATGGCGGAGACACTGAAATAAAGTGTTTGTCAGAAGAAGTTGGTGATGTACAAGCACTTATCAACCTTCTACAAGAATCTGGAGTCATAGACCTTAATATTGCTAATGAGAAAAGAGTAAATAGAGAACAAAAACTAAGGAAATATGCCAAGAATAACAACTAAAAATATGAGCTTCGAGAAAGCTCTACGAATATTTCGTAAACAATGCGATAATGCTGGAATCAAGGATGCTGTGCGTAGCAAAGAATTTTACGAAAAACCAAACGCAAAGAGAAGAAGAAAAAAGCAAGAAGCAGTTAGACGAAAAGACCGAGCTTTAGCTAAATTAAGAGATGAGTTTAAGAGGAGAAGGCGTAAGTAATGACGCGTATAAATACATTCATTCTCATACTAGCAATACAAATATAATTTATTTTCACATTTCAACAACCTACCTGAGCGAGTTAAATCATACTCCTCCAAAAAATAGTATTTGCATTTTTGGTAAAAGTATGGTATAATAATATCATAAATTATGATGATTAGATAAACCAATTAATTATCACTCTTCACAAAACGAACTTATAATGAGATTTCATCTCAAGAGAAGCTCTGGAATGAAATGGAAGAGCTTACCTTGGAATCTTAATTATATAGTGAGTGATAACGATATAATCTATATCAATCATATCTTACCCAATGAAAAGTAATTCAATCCGTATCGGGTATTTCTAAAGAATTACAATTACCAATTTCCCAACAACTTACTACAATTGCGTCCAATTCGCAAGTATATTTTTACCTATATAATTGAATGGTCGCAAAAGACATACCCCAATTAATACGCCTTATATGCAAATTATCCCTAGATTATAAAAAAGTGGTAGAGTCGCTAGACTCATAACGAGGTGTTATAACCCCGCTACAAGTCCTTGAACTCGTCTGGTTGTGGGAATCGAATGTTCCTCACACTGGTGGAGAATCTATAGTTATCCTCATCATATAGAGTTATTATCATGCCATGGTCTGGATGAACTCTTGGCTCTTTCTCAACAAAATAATACTTTCCTCTCTGAGCTATAGTTTCCCTAGTTTTACTACTGGTTGGTAGAAGTTCAACGATTCTTTGTTTCCAAGCTGTCATGTAATTCCTCCAATAGTGTTTTTAGTTCTGGCTTAGGAGATTTTACCAACCCCGCCAAGTCCACATAATCAATCATCAACAAATCAGCAACTTCTTGCACAATTTGTTTCTTTGTGACGGGCGTCTCACCCGCCTTGGTTTTATATACAGTTTTCTTATAGACTCCTTCCCTAGAAAGCTTACCTATTATAGATTTTATACTCTTATCCAATTCTTCAGATAGTTTTTCTACTGTTTCTCTATCAGGTTTTAGCCTATATTGGTTAGTTATATACTCCACTTGGTCTTGCGTGTAGTTTACGCTCATATGATTTCTCCCAAATCGCCTGTGCTGTCAATGTCATCAACAATTCTTTTATACTGCGTGACGATATCATTCATTTCCATAGGAGACATTGACCATTCCCTACATAATATCTTCATCGCTTGTAACTCAGACTCCTCAAGGGCTATAGTTCTGTACTCAAAGTCCTCGTGAATCTGGTCTATAATGTGTTTATTCACATTCATTTCTTTTTCCTCCAATTATCTACTAAGGCATGTCCTGTTAAAGGTGTGCCAAAAGTATGGATATGTATTCCTTTCTGTAGACGCTTTATTGTGCCGTCATTATACTCAATATCAGTCACGCCTGCTCTGTTAGCCGTGTCTTGTGGGCGGTCATCATAC